TTCTGCTCATCAGTATACTTGAACCCAAGCTCCGCCAATGCTTTAGCCATGGAGGCATTGGATACAAGATCGAAATTCCACCCTTCATGAACGCCACGAATGATCGAGAACACTGTGTCATCACCAAAATCAGTAATGCGTATATATCCCTTACACAACGAAGTGTAAATGAAGTGAGCAACCCTTGCTTCAGAGGCACCCTCACCAAGAACAATTTTCGCTATAGCCTGAAGCTTCGCAAAAGTGTTGGTCTTCGAGTTCTTGGGGGTGGTAATATTGTCACCAGACGGGTTACCATTGGACCATTGTATGAGGTTACCCTTGACAGCCACAGTTGGATAAGTGCTGGAGATAAGGATGTTCTCAGCAATCTGCTTTTGTTCCTCCGTCCAATCAGCCCGGATAAATTCCTCATTGACACGGCGGACAATATCCATATGCCATGGTGAAAGGTCCTTATCAAAGCCCGAATAGTCGCCAGCAAAAACCCGGTAATCGGGATGTCCATTATGATGCCAATTCACAAAAGCACGCAAATCAGCTTCATTGGACATATCAATCCCAACCGCCGAGCAATTGAAAAGCCGGTTACGTGGGTCCATGAACCAATCTATGAAAGGTCCAAAGTACATACGAGTCAAAACAGTGGCGCTCACGGGCGATGCCATGATCATGCGTGTTTTCAACGACTTGACACGGTCCTTGGGCCGTAGCTCATCCTTAGGAAAGACCATATAGATAAAATCTACAGGTGTAGTCTTAAGGTGCTCATGCATTTCGGCAACAACTCCACGCAACTGTTCACACTCTTCAGTGTTGAATGTCCACTCGTCGGTACCAAAGATGCTCCTTTTCTTGTCCTTAAAGTAAAGCCCATCAGGAAACCCAGCTGATGTAGCTCGAGTTAAAGGGGCTAAATTAGGCCAACGCCACTTATACCCACCACAAGCCTGCTCGAAATTGAGGGGGCCAGGATGGTTATACGGCTGAGTGAACTTCTTAAGATACCTAACGAATGCATTTGCAGCACCCGCGTAAATGTTCATATTTGGCATGATGGATCCTCGGGAGTATTGAACAATGTTCTTAACTACTGGGTCTACCAAGACACCATCAACATACTTAGGCGTCAGAACGGCTGGGTACTTGTCAACGCCGACACCGTCGATCACACCTGCCAGAGGCGAACGCTTGTACTGGGTCTTAAGATGCAATATAGGGGTTTCGCAAGTGCCAACTGTAGCATCAGGGATGGGGGCTTCAGGGAAGACATCGTAACGCACTTTTTCGCGTATAAACGCATTGGAATTGACAAAAATAGTCTTAGACCGGAAAAAGTCGAAAGCGGCGTCTATCATGTCCCTGGTGACACGCGCTGCATATCCTTTGACCCTAGAGCCATGGCCCGCAATATGAATACCACAAAGCTTCGCCGAAATGGTGGGGTCATTGATAAAGACCGGTGCACCACACATGCCCACATAAGTGGATAATTCATATTCAATGGTATTTGTGGTTGCGTAACGTTGCCCATTCGGCGCAGTTGCGGAGATTTCACGAAAACCGCGAGCGGGTCCATGCATGCTCAACTTGTGGGCATTGCCCTCCG